ATTGACGCTTGCTGATAAGCGACAGAACGATTATGTATCGTCTCAAATGCAATTAGTACGGGAGGGGTGAGATGCCTGAGACTGTTTCACTGAAGGAAGTGCTTCGGAAGGCTATCGAAGAAGACGACAAGCGGGAGAAAGATCCTGTCACAACTACGGGCGGCGCTACTACGATTGTTGAAGCTGTGGAATCGGAAGAGATGTCCTTCGTCGAACAGGCGGGGCAGCTTATCCCGTGGGAGGGGAAATGAAGTTCATCAACGAGGAAGGAATCGCACGGGTGCGGGTGATCAGTCCTGGCCAGGGATCATCGGCGTTCTACAAAGAGGATCAGCTTGCCCGTGATGCGAATGCGTTCGACGGTGGTTTGGTGTTCATCGACCATCCAAGCAGGACGGAACGGAAAGACAGGCCGGAGAGATCCTTGCGCGATCTTGCCGGGTCGGTCGTTGGAACTCCGATCTACGAGAAGGACGGAGCGGCTGGCGCTGGGTTGTACGGCGACGTAAGGGTAGCGGAGCATTGGCGACCGTTCCTAGAGGATCTAGGGGCAGACATTGGCGTGTCGATCCGCGCAGGCGGTTCGGCTGTAATGGAGTCGGTCAATGGTAAGACGACCAAGGTTGCTGAGAAGTTTAATCCTGGCGCGACGTTCGACTTCGTTACGCAGGCTGGACGTGGCGGAAAGATGGTAGCATTTGAAGCTGCGACTGCGGTTGCAGATGGAAAGGTAAACGAGTTCATGGAGGCGGCTGGCTTTGTCGAGAGTGATGGCAGGACAGAAGAAGCGCGATTCATGGAATGGCTAGATGAACCGAAGGGGGATGGGATGGAAGATACAAAGCTCCAAGAGAAGTTGACCGAATCAGAGGGCAAGGTAACGACCTTGACCCAGGAACGCGACGATGCGACGGCAGAGAACAAGCGGATGTCTGAGGCGATTGCCTTGCGTGACGCTCGTGACAAGATCGTCGAGGCCGTCAGCAAGAAGGAAGACTTGCCCGACGTCACACGCGAGCGCCTTGTCGAAACACTGTGCAAGGCTGCACCAATGAAGGAAGGCAAGCTAGACGAAGAAGCACTCGTCACGCTCATTGAAGACGGCATCAAGGTTGAGGAGACGTATATCGAGAAACTCAACGTGACGAAGCCTGGAATCAAGGGCATGGGCGAGGGCGGAAGTACTGAAGAACTTGACGAAGCTGGGCATGACAAGCGCATCGCAAACCGTGCTGCGTCCTACATGAAGGAAGGAAAAGCTGACAGCGAAGAGCAGGCCAAGCGAATGGCTGAACTCTTCTACAGCTAGGAGGTTACGATGCCAGTTGACACATATGTAAACACTGGACAAAGCGCAGGCGAGGAAACGAGTTCAGGTGGTGAAGGTCGCGTATTGACGTTCGCTGAGTCGGTGCTAGTCCATCCATATCACGCGGATGGATTTGTAGACGGTAAAGATCCCGTCCGATACGGTGACATCGTTGGTGTTGCACTGAAAGGCGCTGCGGCTGCAACAGATATGATTGCGGTTGACACCGAGGGCATCTTCTGGTTGAACGTGCTTGGTTCGATCAGCGATGATTCAGATGACGGGGTAGCTCAGGCTCTTACGCCTGGAACGCCTATCTACATCAAGAAGACGCCTGGGACAGATACGTACATTCTGTCTGGTCAGAGCGACTCGGTAGCATGGCAGCCATTCGGCTACACGCTCTCCGCTGTTACTTCTTCGTTGACGGTTCCCACGTTGGTCGCTGTCAAAGTACATTGGGACCCAACCGAAGACGGAACGATTCAGAAGGGACTCTCTTCGGCAATGTGGGAATCTGACGCAGACGGGCATAGCTTCTACAGCCTACGTGCTGACGCTTCTAGCACGACAGGCGATCACCGCTTGATCTATTCTGCGTTGACGATCTCTGGAGCAGGTGCTTCAGGTGAGTCTGTTCGTGGACGCACGATTGCAACTGCTGCTTTAGCTGGCGGCGTACATGGTATGCACGGTGGAGTTGAACTTGGTACTGGCGGTTCAATCGCTGGGCTGGCCGCTGGCGTCCGTGGTACGTTCATGGCTCCAGATGCGGCACTCGCTGGAACTGGTCAAATCTTTGGCGGACTGTCTGAGCTGTACTCTTCTGGCGCAAGCACTGACTATTCGACTGCGCCTTTGGTAGCTATCCATAGCTTTGAGATGAACGGTAACGCTACTGGAGCAGATACCGCATTGAACGTATTCAACTTCGGAAGCCTGGGAACAACTACGCAGTTCGTCGCGGCCACTAACACGGTCATCGACCATGCGCTCCAGGTTCAAGTCAATGGGACTACTTATTGGATCGGTCTTTACGACGCGACTTCCTAGCACCAAAATCTGAGCATGATGGAGGTGCGCGGATGAATGAGATTACGAATAGCAATCTGGAAAACAGATTGAATCAGATACTTGGCCGCCTTGGTGAATTAGCGTACGAGCGGCGCGGGCTTACGTTGCGAACGGAAGTGATTGATACCGAGGTTGGGCAGATGGAAGCTCAACGCGTGTTGATTGAGGCCACCCGCAACGACCTGAAGGTCGATCAGGAGAACGAGACTGGTCGATTAGAGAAGGAACGTGAGCGCGATGAAGGGCGAGAGGAAGACACAGCGAAAAAAAGGAAGGGGAAGACGACCAAAGAAACGCCACGTGAAAGGAAAGCAGCAGCAGCATCGTGACTTGGGCGTAACTCCAAATGAGGATAGGTGACAAGATGCCAGATCAACTAGGCACGACATTTGCAGAAGCAGGATTGGATTGGAAGGGGTGGGAGCCAGTACATAAGCCGTTCACCGAACAGCAGATTGAACGCGGTATTGACCTGATTAACAACAAGGCGGGGCTTCGTCCTCATCGACACGAGTACGCACTGATGGAAGCTGTGACGACTACGGACTTTCCGTATCTGCTAGGCACGACCATCGAGCGTGAAATGATGGCGCAGTACGGGATTGTGCAGCCTGATTACGCGGGATATACCAGCGTTGGCACAGTGCCGAACTTCAACCAGCATACACGTCATCGACGGAATGGTGGACGTGGAAAGCTGCGAGAGCTAACTGAGAAGGGCGAGTACCTTGTGACGCCTAGCTCGGCAACGCGATACACGCGACAGGTCCGCAAGCTCGGCGAGCAGTTCGATATTTCGTGGGAAGCGTTGATCAATGATGGCATGGGCGCGTTCTCGGATATTGCTGAGGACTACGCGAAGATGGCAGTCAACACGGATCATGCAGAAGTGACAGGCTTGGTTGCGGATGCGACTGGCCCTGACGTGCTCCTGTTCGGCGCTCCGATTGCTGACGTTGACGGTGTGAACGTGACGAACCTTGGCGCGTTGGCACTAACGCTGGCTAATCTTGAGACGACGCTGGGCTTGATGGCTGTACAGACGGACATCAACGGACGCCCTCTGAGCATTCGCGGGCTTCATCTTGTCGTACCAGTCCAGCTTGAAATGCAGGCGCGAACGATCTTGACTTCTGCTCTGAAGCAGTGGACCGAGGTTGGCGCTGGCGGCGGTATCCCTGTTCCGACTACGAATATCATCCCTCAGCTTGGGATTCAACTCCATGTCGATCCATGGTTGCCTCAGATTGACGTAAGCGGCGACGTTGCAACGACTTGGTATCTGTTCGCTGATACTGGATTCGGTTATTCAATCGGGCTTGATCATCTACGTGGACACGAAGGACCGGAAATCTGCATGAAGTCCTCTAACAAGGTCACCATGTCAGGCGCTCCGATCTCTCCGTTCGACGGTGATTTCGAGTCTGACGACGTGATGTATCGTGTGCGAATGGTTCTTGGTGGAAACTACCTTGACCCTCGCTGCGCATACGCACAAGTAGGATAGACGTTGAGGAATGTCTAGCTTGGAATGGGACAACAACAAGCTAAGTAGGAGCCTAGAGCAACTGGCTAGGCATTCCTTCAGCGGATGGAGGCGTAATGCTAATCGGACTTAGCACTTGTTCAATCTGTGGCGTTGCGTTTGTTCCTTGGTTTAGAACAGAAGGAACATCAAGTAGCGTATGCCTTGAGTGTATCGACAGCAAGATAGCGAAGGAGCGATATGACATTTTCATACAATCTTGCGACTGAGCGCGGACAGGTAAGATTGATAATTCAGGACACGGATGCAACATACGAGTTCTATACCGATGCTGAGATTGACGCGTTCATTACGATGGCTGGCAACTTAGACGGCAACTCAGTCTTCAACGCATCGGCTATCGCGCTTGAATCATGGGCGTCGAACCAGGTGCTTATCCTGAAGGTAGTTACGTTGCTGGACGTTGAGACAGACGGCGCAAAGGTATCGGCTGAGATGAGGGCGCGCGCTGCTTCACTTAGGGCTGACGCTATAACCTCTTCGTCGGACGCGGGATTTGAGGTAGCTGAGATGGCGCTAGGGCATTGGAGCTGGGTTGAGCAAACGGTGAATGAGGCGCTTGATGACTAGGACAATCTTCGATCCTCGGATGACTACGACGCTGGCGGACTTCTTCCCGTCGCTGTGTACGATTCAGGAGGACGTGGGGATTGAGGACGATTACGGGCAAGTGGTACATAGCTGGGTAGCGTTGGCCGGTCATTCAGATATACCAGTAGCGCATGGACCGAACAAAGGCCGCGAGGTTAAGCAGTTCGATCAGACTTACGTGGTATCGAACTATACGCTGTCGCTGCGTGGCTACTATCCGACGATTACAGAGAAGATGAGGGCGGTTGTTGATAGCGTGGTATTTGACATCCTGCTAGTTCAAACAGATAGCCACGGAGTGACGACAAGGATCTTGACTAACGAGGTGACGTAATGGACAGCAATATGACTAGCTTTGAAACAAGCTCTCTTGCCATCACTGCCGCTGGTACTGCCGAACAGTTGACAGCTCATAGGATCCCGCAAGGCTTTGCGATGACGATTACAGCGAGGGCGACGAATACAGGCTACATCTACATTGGCGAATCGAAAGCCAAAGCAGAAGCACATCACATCCTACTTACAGCCGGTGCAAGCGTGACGATCCAGACAGACAACGTATCAGACGTATGGGCAGACTGTTCCGTGAATGGCGAGACGGTTGAGTGGATCATGGAGGTGGCCTATGTCGATGCGTAACTCAGGTGAAGGCTCTACTCCTGCGAGCGTTGCTGCGGTCAAGGTTGACACGGCTGCGACCGTAGCAGCTATTGACTTACAGTTTGGCGTTCACGGGTACATAGCATGATAAGGATGGAAGTGAAAGGCGCGAATGAACTGATGGCTAAGTTCGAGAAGATCAAGGCCGATATGTACAAGGGCTTTGCTGCTGCTCTGCTTGCCGGTGCATTCCCTGTGTCGAATGACGCGAAGACAAACTCGCCTTACCTATCTGGGAATCTTCGGCGGTCGATCCACGTTGGTACGAAGTCTAAGGACATCACGAAGCCGCAAGGATCGGACGGCGCGTTTCAGCCTGCTGATATGAGCGTAGTTGGCACAGTCGCTAATAAGTTGAAGGCGACAGGCAAGGCAGAAATCCTAGTCGGTACTGACGTTGAATACGCGGCGGCGCAAGAGTTCTTGCATACGCCATACCTTCGGCCTGCGTTGGACAACAACAAGCAAGAGGTAAAGGACGAAGCAAAGCGAGCTGTGCAGATGGTAATAGCGAAAGCAGAGGCGGCGACATGAGTCCCTTCGTCACGCTGAGAACCCTATTGCTGGCAGACGTGGACGTTGCCGCTATCACAACTGGCATCTATCCGCGCGTGCCTCAGACGCCAACTCTGCCGTGTATCACGATTCAGAAGGTAAGCGGCGATCAGGATGACGTACTAGATTATGCCCATCCGAGAATGCAGGTGACGGCTTGGGCTGAGGATTACGGCGACGGTGAGGATTTGGCGACGGCAATCAGGCAGTGCCTACAGAGATACAAAGGTGTAGTAGCGGGAATGACCGTGACTGGAATCGTGTTTCTAAACGATACACACGTCTACGATGCGGAGACAGGGCGGGAGACGTTCCCGGCAGATTACAAGCTGAATTACTGGGAGGAATGAGATGGCTTATAAGCAGTCAACAGACATACAGGATAACGAGACTATCCGAATAGGGTCGGTCAAGTTTGAGATCGGGCCGTATGGTGGCGGGTACTCAGACGTTGGGGCGTTGGTCGATGCGTCGTTCAAGGAATCTTGGACAGACGTAGTTGTGAAGTCTGACAACGCGGGGATCATCGAAGAGGGCATCACAGATCACATCGTTACCGTTACCGGAACGTGGATGGAGATCAACGTAGCGAATCTTGGCATTGCGTTCGCAGGGATTGGGACGTCTGATACGGTTGCAGCTGGCCCGGCGTCGAT